ATGTTGCCTTAACTCACGCAACAACTACAGCAACTGCTTTAGGAATTGTTATTCCTGCAAACAGTCAAATCATTAGTGTTGATTTAGTTATAGAGGCTTTATTCACGTCTTCTTCTACAACTACAATTTCTATTGGAACTGCGTCAGGAACTCCAGCTAACCTTTGCCCAGCAACAAACGTTACAGCATCAGCTTTAGACGTTTCTATGGGACAAGCTGCGGTAGGTGTTTTTGATAATACTGGTTCAAGTGATGTTGAACTTTTTGGTATTACTGTTGCTAACTCTGCAAATGCAGGTAAAGCAAGAGTAGTTGTTACATACGCACAAAATAATAATTTAACTGCGTTATAATAATTAATTGAGTGTGGGCTTCGGCCCACACATAATTTAAGGAGAAACAATGGCATCATATTCAAGTGATCAACAGGTAGCCAACGCCGTAGCGGACGCACAAATGGTCCCTACAGGACAAAGAGCTAGACTTACAGGTATCCAAGCTGAAGGAGCATCAGGATCTAAAATAATTTTTAAATCTGGTGGAGCTTCTGGAACTGCAATAGCTACATTTGAGTTCGGATCTGAAGGAATAGATTTTTATGTTCCTGGTTCTGGAATTTTATTTGACGACGGAATTTATTTAGATTTAACAGCTACACCAAGTGTTACTATAACATTTACGTAGGAGTTTAAAGTGGCTACAATTACTTATACAGTCACTGTAGCAAGTGGCACTAACCAGTATGGAACCGGTAATAAATTTTACATTAACGGGGAGGTAAGTCCTGTCTTGTATTTACAAGAAGGTAATACTTACATATTTGATCAATCTGATTCTAGTAATTATGATGCTGGTGGAAATCATATTTTAGCTTTTTCTACAAATCCTAATAATTCACCTACTGCATCTTATACAACAGGTGTAACTACAACAGGAACACCCGGAAGTTCTGGTGCTAATACTACAATTGTCGTGGCTCCTGTTAAAAAAACAGGCGCACCAGTATTATTTTATTATTGCGTAAATCACAGTGGTATGGGTAATAGTATACAAACTATTTCACCAACATCAAATGAAGCAGAATTTAATCCACAAATAGATGATATAATTGAAGAAGCTTTTGAAAGAACTGGAGTGCATGGAGCTAGAACTGGATATCAATTAAGATCTGCAAGAAGATCACTTAATATAATGTTTCAAGAGTGGGGAAACCGAGGTGTTCACTTATGGAAAGTTAAACTTGCAAAAGTACCTTTGGTAGAAGGACAAGCAGAATATAATTTTGCATCTGATTCTGCCAATTTTCCACAAGATATAGATACTGTTCTTGAGGCTTATTTTAGAAATAATTCAGATGCGACAGCGCCACAGGATATTGCTCTTACAAAAATAGATAGATCTACTTATTCTCAAACACCTAATAAATTAGCTAAAGGCACACCATCACAATATTATGTAGAAAGAAAAATTAATCCAAGTGTATTTTTATATACAACTCCAAGTTCAAGTGTATCTGATTCTACAACACCAAATAATTTTCAATTTTGTTTTTATTATTTAGCAAAAATTCAAGACGCTGGTTCTTATAATTATACGTCTGATGTAGTAAATAGATTTTATCCTTGCATGATGTCTGGTCTTGCATATTATTTAAGTCAAAAATATTCACCAGATAGAAGTCAAGAATTAGAACGTAGATATGAAAGTGAATTATTAAGAGCTCTTGATGCAGACAATCAAGGTACATCTACTTTCATTTCACCAGAAACATTTTATGGAGATGGAATATAATGGGTAAATACGCTTCAGGAAAATACGCATACGCAATATCAGATAGATCTGGTTTAAAATTTCCATATGATGAAATGGTAAGAGAATGGAATGGGTCTTTGGTTCATACATCAGAGTTTGAAGCAAAACAACCACAACTTGAACCAAAACCAGTTGGTTCTGATCCACAGGCTTTATTAAATCCTAGACCTCAGCCTGCATCAAAAACAAGTTTAATACTTTTAACTAACAATCCTTTTACAACTGTTATCTCTGGTGGAACAACTTTTGTAAATGTTTTTTCAGAAGACCACCAAAGAGCTGCTGGATCAACTGTAAGGTTTAGAGGGCCACCTATTGTAACTTCTGCTGGACCAGCTGGGTCAGATTTAATTGAACAACCTAAATTAAAAAATTTACAAGCTTTTGCAAATATTCCAACGTTTGACAATGTAAGTGATTTAAATAATACATCAGGATTTACAATTGCATTAGGACAAATAGATTCTGCAGGTAATATTACTGGAGCTACAACGACAGATCCACTTACACAACCAATAAATTTTTTTCATATAACAAGCACTAGCAATGCAACAACTGGTGGTATATCTGGTGGTGGAGAAAATTGTTCTGCAGGACCAGTAACATTAGGAGTAGTAAACGGATAATGGCATATACTTTAGATAATTTAAGAACTGATATTAGAAACTATACAGAAGTAAGTAGTAATGTTTTATCTGATACTGTTTTGGAAAGAATTATTAAAAATGCAGAATTAAAAATACACAGAGCAATAGATACAGATCAAAGTGTATTTTATGCAACATCTAATTTAATTATTAATAATAGATATGTAACCATTCCATCTGATTTAAGATTTATTAGATACGTTCAACTTAAAGATTCTGATGGTAATCAGTTTTATTTGCAACAAAGAGATACCAGTTTTATGGCAGAATATTACTCAACTCCAGGTACAAATTCTGTAGATATTCCAAAATACTATGGAAATTGGGATGAAGAGTTTTGGGTAGTAGCACCAACTCCTGATAGAACTTACGAAATTACATTAGCTTATGACAAAGAACCACCAACAATTACAACAGATACAGGTGGCACTTATTTGTCAAATAAATATTCTGACTTGCTTTTATACGCGTGTTTAGTAAATACATATGGGTACTTGAAAGGACCGCAGGATATGTTACAATACTATCAGGGCGAATACAATCAAGCTCTAGAAACGTACGCTCTCGAGCAAATCGGGAACAGACGCAGAGACGAATATCAAGATGGTGAAGTTCGTGCTCAACTTAACGTTAAATCACCATCAAGTTATAAATAGGAGAAAATAAACAATGGCAAACGTAGTACCTTTTTCATTCGCACAAGAGTTATTAAAAGGAACTCATAACTTTACTAGTAATACTATAAAGATAGCTTTATATACTGCTAATCCTTATACCACAGCTAGCACTACATATACTGTAGGTTCAGCAAACCAAGTTAGTGGTACAGGATATACAACTGGTGGAAACACTTTGAACAATCCGGTAGTTGCAAATCAAACAAATGTTGCAACTTTAACTTTTGATCAAACACAATGGACATCTGCAACTTTTGGTGCAGCTTTTGGAGCAATATATAATAATTCAGCGAGTGATAAGTTAGTCGTTGTTCTAGATTTTGGTGGAACAAAATCTTGTTCGAACGGAACGTTTACAATTACGTTCCCAAGTACAAGTTCAGGTACACCAGCTGGAACAGATTCGCTTATTAGTATAACATCGTAATAGGAGAATAAATGGCTTTAGTTATAAACGATAGAGTAAAAGAAAATAGCACTACAACTGGAACAGGCAATATTACACTTGCTGGTATTGCATCTGGACAGGGTAATGTAACTTTTTCAAGCGGTATTGGTGTAGGTAATACAACTTACTATTGTATTTTTGAACAAGGCTCTAACACTTTTGAAATAGGTTTAGGAACTTTATCCGGTTCAACTACTTTGGAAAGAACAACAGTTATTAATAATTCTTCAGGTAACACATCTAAAATAAGTTTTACAGGCGGGACATTAGATGTATTTGTAACAATGCCTGCAGCAAAAACGGTTTATCTCGATGCGTCGGGTTCACCAGTGGGAGCAGCTGGAGCAGGATTTGCACTTGCTATGGCTGTTGCGTTATAAAGGAATAAATTATGGCACAAAATTTTAGAAACGATTTACAAAGAAACGTGGGGACATCAGATGTTACGTTAGTAACAGGAGGAGATTTCGATGCAGTTATTGGAATTAGATGTTGTAACGTTAGCTCATCTAGTATTGAAGTAGAAGTATTTATTGTAAATGGTGGTAATAATCATTTTCTTGCAAAAGATGTAGTGGTTCCACCTAATTCTGCGATTGAATTGATTCAAGGTGGTGCAAAAATTGTTTTAAAAAGTGGTGACGTATTAAAAGCTAACAGCAGTGCTGCTTCAAGTTTAGATATTGTCACTTCATTTATAGACGACATTAGTTCGTAAGGAGTAAATATGACGGCAATAATAAATGGAATCCAATATATTGGAGGGCAAACTTCTCCAGATGAATTTATAAAAAATCAAGCAGGCACAATGGATGGTGATCAAACTGTCGAGAACGCAGTTCTTGCAGGTCCAGTTACTTTTCCAGGAACCGTAACAGTTACAGGGACTTTAGTAATAGTATAATGTCAAAGATAGAAGTAGATGCAATAGATAAACAAAGTGGTTCAACCTTAACATTAGGTGGATCAGGAACGGCAGTTACACTTGCATGCGGCGCTACTCAATCAGGTTTTGGTAGATCAGGAGCTGTCAATTGGCAAACATCAATTAAAACAGCTGCTACTTTTACTGCAGTAAATGGTGAAGGTTATTTTGTTGACACTTCTAGTAATGCCATAACTGCTAATTTACCAGCAGGATCGGCAGGGGCAATAGTAGCTTTTGCTGATTATGCAAGAAATTTTCAAACAAATTCATTAACAATTTCACCAAACGGTTCAGAAAAAATTGGTGGTATTGCTGATGATTTAGTTTTATCAGTAAATGGTCAAGCTTTAACTTTAGTTTATATTGATTCCACTAAAGGTTGGATTAATGTTCAAAATGCAGAGGACACAGAAACAGCAAATCCTTTTTTAACTGCATCAGGAGGAACTGAAAGCACCTGTGGTAATTTTAAAATTCATACATTTACAGGCCCTGGGACTTTTACAGTTTCTACGACTTCCTCGTGTTCTTCTAATAATAACGTAGATTATTTAGTAATAGCTGGTGGTGGAGGTGGGGGAGCAGGTCATCCATCTTCAGGAGCAGCAGGTTCTGGAGCTGGAGCTGGGGGATATAGAGAATCTCCTGGAACAGCTACTTGTTATACAGCAAGTCCATTAGGGGCATCTCCTGCAGCAGCTTTACCAGTTTCAGCACAAGCTTATCCAATTGTAGTAGGTGGAGGGGGTGCAGCGGCTACCTCAGCGGCTCCAGCTCCAGGTCCCACAAAAGCAAGTAATGGTTCTGATTCAACTTTTTCAACAATTACATCCGCCGGAGGAGGTTATGGAGGAAGTAGATCTTGGGGTGCTCCAGGAACAGGTGGAACAGGAACTAATACAAATTGTAGATCAGATGGTGGTGATGGTGGATCAGGTGGTGGTGGAAATATATTTTGTGCTCCAACAAATACAGCAGGATCAGCAGGAACAGGAAATACTCCTCCCGTAAATCCTGCTCAAGGAACTAATGGTGGAGTTTATACTCCCGGAGGAAATGGTGGAGTAAGTGGTGGTGGGGCAACAGGAGTAGGAGGAACAAATAGTCCTACTCCCAGTTCAGCAGCAGGTGGAGCAGGAGCAACTTCTTCAATTAATGGAAGTCCTACAGCGAGAGCTGGTGGAGGTGGTGGTGGACAAAGTTGTGGTGGACCTGGTGTCGGAAGTGCTACTAGTGGTGGTGGTGCAGGAGGATCTAGTCCTGGTGGAGTGGGTTCAAACGGAACGACAAACACTGGTGGTGGAGCTGGTGGTGGAGGTGCAGCTGGAAATGGTGGAACTGGTGGTTCAGGTATAGTAATAATAAGGTATAAATTTCAATAGTTGAATGATAGTTAAAACTAATATACAAAGGAAAATATTATGACAAGTAAAGTAAAAGTAGACAATATAAATAAAGTTTCAGATGATACAACTATCATCAAAAAATGTGGGTCAACAACTACAGTTGGATCAGGATCTGGTAATACAATTGTTGTGTGTGGTTCAACAGTTACAATCGGTAGATGTGGTGGGACAGTTGCTCTTGCATCAGGCGCAACACAAACAGGTTTTGGATCAGCTGGTCAAATAATTGATTGGCAGACAGGAAGTATTAAAACAACAACTTTCACAGCAACAAGTGGAGAAGGATATTTTGTAGATACAAGTTCAGGAGCTGTAACTGCAAATTTACCTGCAGGCACTGCGGGAGCGGTTGTTGCTTTTGCAGATTATACAAGAACTTTTCAAACACATGCTTTAACAATTAATCCTAATGGATCACAAAAAATAGGTGGTGTTGCTCAAGATGCTTTTTTAACTGTAGAAGGACAATCAGCAACATTTGTTTACGTGGATGATACAGAGGGTTGGATAAACGTTTTAAATGCTGAAGTCACAGAAAAAGGTGAACCTCCATTTATATCAGCTACAGGAGGATCAGAAACTACAGTTTGTACAAATTTTAAAGTTCACACATTTACAGGTCCAGGTACCTTTACAGTAACTGATGGAGGAACTCCAGCAGGTGCAAATACAGTAGACTATTTAGTTATAGGTGGTGGTGGATCTGGGGGATCGCTTGGAGCAGGTGGTGGTGGTGGAGGAGCAGGAGGTTATCGTTTTTCAGCTGGAACAGCTTCTGGTTGTTATACAGCAGGACCCTCGCCTCTAGCGGCGACAGCTATACCAGTAACACCAGGAACAAGTTTTCCTATTACAGTAGGAGCAGGTGGAGCAGGCACAGCCCCTCCAAATTCTAACCCTGGTTCTAATTCAATATTTTCGACAATAACAGCCGCTGGTGGTGGTGGAGGTGCTATGGGACCAGGTGGTCCAGGCACTGGTAAAAACGGAGGCTCTGGTGGTGGGGGAGTAGGTGGACGAGGATGCCAGCCTTGTTCAGCACAAGGAGGAACTGGTAACACTCCTCCTGTATCACCGCCTCAAGGTTTCGATGGAGGAGATGGAACACCCGGATCAGGTTCACAAGATTCTGGTGGTGGTGGTGGAGGATCCTCTGCAGCTGGCGGAAATGGTAGTCCAGGAGCTGGAGCTGGTGGAGCAGGTGGTGATGGTTTAGTATCTTGTATTACAGCATCTCCTGTACAAAGAGGTGGTGGCGGAGGTGGAGCTGTAAGAGCCGGTGACGGACAACCTCCAACACGAACTGTTGGACCAGGTGGAGCTGGTGGCGGAGGAAATGGTGGTAGAGGAAAACCAAACCCTACACACTCAACACCTCCAAGTTCACCTCAAGCTGGAACAGCTAACACTGGTGGTGGTGCTGGAGGAGCAGGTAATAATCAATTTGCTGGAGCTGGTGGCTCCGGTATAGTTATAATAAGATACAAATTTCAATAGTTGAATGGTAATTAAAACTAATATATAAGGAAAAACATTATGGCACATTTTGCAAAACTAGGAGTTAATGGAAAAGTTATTCAAGTATTAACTATGGATAATGATAAAATGTTAAACGCTGATGGTGTTGAAGATGAATCAGTAGGTCAACAATGGTTAGAAACACACAACAACTGGCCTGCACAAATGTGGATTCAAACATCTTACAA